CGGTCGTGGTCGATGACGAGGAGGACTCGGCGATCGGCCAGATGCGCCTGTGGCTGCGCGACTACCTGGAGTCCTCGGGATCAGACGATCGCGACGGGGCCTGCGCCTCGGGAGCGCCGTTCATCGACAAGGGCGTCTGCCATATCCACCTCTCGCACCTCATGCGCTACCTGCGCAGGGTCATCGGCGAGCGCGTGGAACAGGCCGACGTCGCGGCTGACCTGCGGGCTCTGGGGTATGAGCGCAGGACGGTCACCTACCAGCGCGTCGACGGGACCCGGACCACCCGCAGCTACTTCTTCGGGACCGACTTCGACGACGACCTCGGGGAGGCCGCGTGACCGAATCCTCTTATAGGGGGATCGATGGACGTCGACGGTCAATTTTAGCTTTCCATAGCCTATGCACGCTATGCAGAGGTAAAATCCCCGCTAATCGCCATAATCCTAGAAGATAGTGTGGGCTATTTATGGCTATTCTGCATAGCGTGATCCGGCGAGAATGTACCCTGGCGGTGTTCTCGGACCTGGTTACCGCCTATGACTGGATCGACGGAGAGGGCAGGAGGCAGTACCCGGAGCTGCGACTGGAAGTGCGGACGGGATCCACGAGGTTCACCTTCGCAGTGGTGGACGCGGACAAGGAGGATGTGCTGCTAGCAGAGAAGCTGGCCCACGGGGCGAGCCCAATCGCGGAACTCATTTCAGCTTCGACGGAAAAGATCGCGGAGGCCCATAAGAGGGGTTGGGGGACGACCCCCTGGCGTGGTTTGATCGGAACATGGAAGGATGGTGCGAAGTGACCCCGGCATGTATGCGACCTGGAGAGAAGATCGGTGCGCGAAAGATGCGCTACCGAGTCAGGATCGGTCAGGTCTGGAGACGCGATAGCGACGCGGCCCTGCTGAGGCTGGAGCAGATCTACCGCGCCGACCAGTGCGTGCGGGGCCAGTTGCTGTTGCTGAAGGAGGGCGAGCATGTCGATCCCGACGTGACCGCCCAGGTTGGTTTTGCGGAGCTGTCGAACAAGTGGAGGATGGTTGATGACCCCAACGCGTAGACATCGGCTGAGGTTGGTGGACCGCATTCTGTGCGGTCTGACGGGCATGGCGTTTGGTGTGCTGGGTGCGAGCTTCATCGTGCTGTTTCTGCGCCTCATAGGCGTGTACGTGGACAATGAGAGCCTGTGGCTGGCGTGCGTCGGGCTCGGCTACGTCGGGATGATGTGGGGAATCGAGGCGGCACGGCGGGGGCACTGGTGAGCTGGCACGACGTCGAGGACTGGGGAACCAACGAGCAGCAGGAGCGCAAGCTCGAGCACGCTGAGGAGGAGCGCCGCGGGTATTGGGACCCGCCGGATGATGCAGACGGTGATCGCTTCGTGGGACCGGACCCGATCGGAGGAGCAGACGGTGGGAGCTATTGAGCTGTGCGCTTGGTGTGGTGAGCCAGCGACCGGACTGAAGTTGGTCGAGCATGGGCAGGTGGCAAGGGGCAAGGGCGTCGTCATCCGCGACAACCGCACGGTGCCGGCCTGCACCAGGCACCTCGCGCTCGAGGAGTTGTCGCCGCCTGAGGAGAAGCGCCGATCGGAGTCGGCCAAGGCTGGGGCGCGCAAGAAGAAGTGGGATCGCCTGTGGTGAGGATCGCGTTGGCCCTACGCAGGGTGCTGCCCATCGACCATCCGGTGATCAAGGAGGTCATGGATGAGCTGAGCAGGATGCAGAAGGTGATCGAGTCCAAGGATCAGCAAATCGCTGAGATCGAGGAGGGCATGCAGCACTACAACGAGTGCAGGGATGCCCTCCGCTCTCTGGTATTCACCGTGGATGACTGGCGACGGGGCCTAAGAGACTGGGAGGACGTCAAGAGCGTCTTCGAGCCAGCTATCGAGATCGCCGAGAAGTGAACCTCGCCAAGTTGGAGCCGTGCGAGAAGTGTGGTAGGCCATCCTGTGGATGGATCGACCCGATCAAGCAACGACGACCGCTGTGCCCGGGACACCTGGGGCAGCACATAGGGATGGTGATACGTGATCGAGCACAGGGTGATCGGCCCACCGGGGACGGGGAAGACGACGTTCCTGAGCAGGCAGTGTCTGCTGGCAACTAAGAAGGTCGGAGGCTCGTCGGTGGCGATCGCCTCCCTGACCAGAGCGGCGGCGCGCGAGATCGCCTCGCGCTCGACGGGCGTACCGCCGCAGAACATCGGGACGCTGCATGCTCATGCCTATCGCAGGCTGGAGCGCCCGGCGCTGGCGGAGACGACGGACGGGGTCAAGGACTGGAATGAGAAGTGCGGGGTTGCTGGCTGGAGACTGTCGCGGCGCAGTGTGTCCAATCCCGAGCTGGCGGGGGCCGACGACCAAGCGCAGACATGGGAGGACAACGGTGATGGTCTGCTGGCAGAGGTCGGCGTGTGGCGGGCCAGGATGGTCGACGATCGCATGTGGCCTCGCAGGCTTCTGAGCTTCTGGAAGCGATGGTGTGAGTGGAAGGACGAGTCGGGACGCATCGACTTCACGGACCTGATCGTCAGGGGCATTGAGCGGGTGGAGTCGATCGACGCTTCGATCATCATGCTGGATGAGGCGCAGGACATGAGCCGGCTGGAGCTGACGCTAGCCAGGAAGTGGGGGGAGCACGCAGACCAGTTGGTGGTGTGCGGCGACCCGGACCAGAACCTGTACGAATGGAGGGGAAGTGATCCGAGCGCGTTCTATGCTGCGGAGGCGGAGAGCACTCGTACACTGGCGCAGAGCTACCGCGTACCCGTGGCCGTTCATCGCCAGGCTGTCGATTGGATCGAGCAGCTACGAGATCGTGTGCCTGTCGAGTACCGGCCAACCGATGAGCAGGGTGTGGTTCGACGACATCAGGGATTGTGCCTACGCGATGGGATCGGCACAGCGCGCCTCGTGGAGCATCTGGCAAGTGACGGGTCGACAGTCATGCTGCTGGGCTCCTGTGGGTACATGCTCGCCCCAGTCATTGCCGCCCTACGAGAAGCCGCGATCCCCTTCCACAATCCATACCGGGTCAACCAAGGTGCGTGGAACCCACTCGCGGCAGCGTCGAGGCTTCTAGCGTTCCTGCGCCCGCATGAGAGCGCCTGGGGCGAGGAGGCCCGCCTGTGGACTTGGGAGGAGATGAAGCAATGGACGGCGCCGCTGCTGGCCAAGGATGTGATGGTCCGCGGATCGAAGACCTGGATCGAAGGAAAGGCGAGAGGAGGACGGTTTGATTCAGAGGATGAGCGAATGGTGCGAGACCTGCATCTCGTGCTGGAGCAATTTGAGATGGGCCATTGGGATGCTGTGTGGGGAGGAGACATCGCCTGGTGGCGAGACCACCTCAAGCACGACGATCGAAAGCGACAGCGCTACGTGTGTGATCTGGCGCTTCGACGAGGAGCTTCAGTGCTCAGAGACCGTCCGCGGGTCATCGTTGGGACGATCCATTCAGTCAAGGGTGGAGAGGCGGACAAGGTCGTGCTCGCTCCTGACCTCTCTAGAGCAGGGATGGAGGAATGGATGAGCACCAAGAAGGACCCCATCGTCAGGACGTTCTACGTGGGGATGACACGAGCCCGGAAGGAGCTTCATCTACTGGGCCCATCCAACCTCGATCATGTGGAGTTATGAGATGCAGGAACTGGTCACGCTGGTGGCGCATAAGAAGGCGCATCGGATTCAGGAACTGGCGGAGAGGATGGGCAGGGCCTACGTGCAGGGAGACTGGACTCAGGTGGCCGTGCTCGCGTTCCAGATGGCCGACGAGAACATGGAGCTGGGTGAGCTCGCCGACCGGATCGCAGCGGCAGCGTGAGTGATCTGGAAGCCCGAGTCGCCGAGCTGGAGGCTCGGCTCAACGAAGTAGCGGAGGTGCTGCGAGGACATTCGCATGGAGCCCATGGAGGGATCGGATCCTGCATGCCTTATGGCCCGCTCTGGAATCATCCCTGTCTCAAGGATCCACAGACACTACCCGCGCCCGATGAGCCGAGCCCTTAGCTTGAGGCTTGCACTGCAAAGGCAAGAGCGCCTCGCGTAAGGACCCCCCGTGGATGTCTGGACGACGGACTATCCTTCCGCCGGTGCCCGTCCCAGCCCCACCGAAAGAGGATGCGATCGTCACCGCGATCATCCGACGCTTGAAGCGCGAGCCCTGTCTCTGGTACGTGAAGAACCACGGCACCCCCTTCGGCCGGCGCGGGATCCCAGACATCACCGGCTGCTACCGTGGCCGCATGTTCGGTCTGGAGGTCAAGCGCCCCGGTCGCAAGCACGACGTCTCCAAGCTCCAGGAGCTGGAACTACAGCGCATCGCCAACGCTGGGGGACTGGCTGCCGTGGTCGAGTCCGTGGATGACGCGATGGCAGTGCTCTGTCTTGTATGAGCGCCACGTACATCACGGTGGCCGCGGACGGCTCTGTCTCGATCTGGGATGTCAAGGAGCCCGAGGCCTTCGTTCGCGCGATGATCGTCAAGACCAAGCTGAAGATCCCCGACCCTTACGAGCGCGAGGATGTGGTGGCCGAGGGCATGGCGATCCTCGTCGACCTGGCCTCAAAGTTCAAGCCTCACATGGCTGGGTATGCCAAGGCCGGATCGTTCGCCGGATACTGCTCCCAGTACCTCCCTCGCAAGATCTGGGCAGCCTGGCACAACATGCACCCCGAGCATCTTCTCTGTACGCAGGACGATGGCAAGAAGCGCTACATCTATGGTGAGGCTCCAGCGAGCCTCGATGAGAAACTCGAGCAGGGGATAGATGATGGACCAGCCTCCCTCCGCACAGTCGGTGACTTCGTCTTCGCACGTACACCCGGCAAGCGCCTTCTTGAGGGCCCTTCACCGCGCGCTGAGCGCATCGCTCGCGCCCGAGATGGAGCTGACGATGCGAGTCGCAGTTCTCTCGGCGGCGGGACACACCAGGCCTGAGATCGTCCGAGCGCTTGGTGCTCAGGAGATCGAGGTCAAGATGGCCCTCCTTCGACTTCAGCGCGTTGCGCATCTCTGGAAGTAATGGCGGGTAAGCACGCACAGCTCTCAGTGGAGTTGGCTGACCGGATCGTTGAGTACGTCAAGGCGGGCAACTACGTGTACATTGCCTGCACGGCCGCGGGAGTCCACAAGTCGACCTACTACCAGTGGCTCCAGACAGGCCATGCGCTCATCGAGGCCTGGGACGTCGACATCGATGAGTTGCTTCAGACAGGTGATCTGCCCGAAGGCTTGACCTACAACGACCTGCTGCGCATGTACCTGGCACGCGAGGTGGTCAAGGCAGAGGCAGAGGCAGAGGCCTATGCGGTACTGATCGTCCGAAAGCATATGCCAGACCAGTGGACCGCTGCGATGACCTACCTGGAGCGCAGGTTTCCCGATCGCTGGCGCAAGCGTCAGACGATCGAGAATCAGCAGACAGGCACTTCGACGGCTCTGGATGAGCAGGCGCTTATTCAGGATCCCGAGGCGGTGAGGCTACTTCATGAGGCCTTGGAAAAGGTGTCCAAGGTGAGGCCTGTTATCGAGGCGACCTCTTCCGACGAGCCAGACGCCTCGCACTGAGGAAGGACTTCGGTCCTGGCTGGTGGGAGTAGAAGGCCGGCGTGACGAAGTTCGAGAGGGTCACGCCAGACAGGCCTCGATAGCTCTGGTCTTCGACAGGGTCGCAGATCTCATGGCCTGACTCGGATTCATCGGTCGCAGTCTCGATCACTTCATGGCTGATCGAATCCTGGACATCGAATAGGTATGTCCAGGAGACGTAGATGGCAGGCGCAATGGTGTGGCAGGCTGCGTCGACTGCGCCACAGTGGAAGGTGGTGGAGGCCTGATCGGTCACGTAGACAGGGATCCCGTCAGGCGCAAAGGAGGCATGGGCGCCGGGCCAGAACTTGGCGACCTGGCGATTGACCTGGAAGCTCACGGCGCGCTCGATCGCACTTGCCTGGACAGGCGATAGGTGTCGCGTCTGCTCCAGATCGAAGGTGAGAGCGCTGGCCGAAGGTGCAAGCGCCAGAGCGGCGATGGCCGAAGCCATCGCCGCCTTGGACATGATCGCAGGATTCATCGACCCTGGGACTCGATCTCGCTGGCGATCTCAAGCCAGACGAGAATGGTGGACAGGATGGCGCGCATCAGGCCTTGCCAATGACGAAGACCTTGCCGTTGTGCTCGCAGACGAGCAAACGGCCCAGACGGTATGTGCGCATGAAGCGCCCTCCTTGGGGTTGGTGTCCTTCCCGCTTCTAGGCGGGTGCTAGGCCAGGCGATGGACGCCTGGCCTTGCATCCGACTAGCTCCGCTCGGCCGCAGCGTCTGCCATGGCCTGGAAGTGGTCGGCCTGGAGATTGCGCGCCGCGCGCCGATAAGCCTCTGCCAGGCCACGTCGGCCACAGGCATCGAACTTTTCGGCTTTGCGGAGCATGGTCTCCTTGGCCTCCTTGTAGCGCTGGACGTCAGGCTCCGCCATCGGTGCCCCAGTCGCCATCGGGATCGTCTGGACGCAAGGTGTCCTCCTTTGGGTGGTTGTAACTGGATCTATGGGGGAATGAGGGCCCTGCCAGGAGATGAGGCCTGGCAGGGTTGGCACTTCGGTACTACGACTCCAGGGACCGGATCGCTTCGAGTGCGGCTTCCATCTTGGTGAGCTCGGCCTGGTTGGCCTCGATCGCCTCGGTGGTCGCCTGCTCCATTTGGGCCAGGCGATTGCTCGCCTGATCTCGCTTGGTGGAGACCCACTCATCACGCGCGGGCTTGTCGAGTCCGTTGAACTCGTCCAGCTTGGCTTGGGCCTGCTGGACCAGCTCGGTGAGTCGCTGACTCTCGGCCTTGACCAGATCGGCGGGCTTGATGTCGGCCTGCTCACGCGCCTCATGAAGGCGTGTGCCCAGCCGATCGATCTCCGCCTTGGTCCGCTCGATCGAATCCTCGATCATCTGCGAAGCCGAGACTTTGCGGGGAGTGCTGGTGCGGCTTGAGCCGCCGCCACCACCCTGGCGAACTTCACTTCCACGTCCGACCTTGGTCATGGCCACTCGACGGACATTGCCTGCGCCATTGGCACTGGCGTAACCCATCTTGTCGGCGATCTCCTGATCGGACGCGCCCGCGTCATGCATGGCAAGGGCTTCCGCTTCCTTCTCGGTCAGCTCCTGGCCTGCAAGCGTCTCATCACGGTATGACATTGTCCCCTCCTTGTGGGGTGGGGGATCGCGCTTAGCGATGTCCTTTCTGTCTTGGATCGCTAACCGCGATCCCTGGTGGTTGTATGTTGGCTTCGGTGGGGGAGACTCTTGGTTCGGTGTCCCTTCCCGATTGCGTAGAGCAAGTATGACGGCTACGGGTAGCCACGTCAAGCGCAAACGCGTGTTCGTATGAGGCCGGCCAACGCTCTCGAGCCTTCTCCCGTGCCCTCATGGCCAATTGGCTACGGGAGGGCGAATTGCCTCTCGCTTGGCGCCCACGGCCCCTCGCCGCGCCGCTACGGCGACGCAAAGAGAGGGGTGCCCCCGGCCGCACTTGCTATGCGCCCTTAGGGGGCAGGGACGACCCGACTCCTTATAAGCTCCAGGATTCGAGATGGCAGCCGGTAGCCTTATATAAAAAATCCGCGTACGGATAGCCCCAGGTGATGCTCCTCTACCTCCTCGTGCTCTTGATGCGCCGCCTGTATCCCTCCTCGAGCTGGGACGGGCCGTGGTGCGCCGAGCAGGTACGTCGGGTCCTGGATAGCGAGTCCCGCCATGGCGCTTGACAATCGGCTCCTCGCCCGCTCCTCGCCCGCGGGCCTGGCCTGGTACTACTCGGAGGGCGCCTGGATCATGGCTCCCCACCTCAAGCTCCTGTCCGAGAAAGTGGTGGGCGCCGCGGTCACGCCGAACTCGCGACTGATCGTGACCATGCCTCCGCGCCATGGGAAGTCCGAGCTGATCTCCCGGTTCACACCGGCCTGGTATCTGGGCACGTTCCCCGAGCACAAGGTGATGCTGGCCTCCTACTCAGACCAGTTCGCCGCATCGTGGGGACGATCGAGCCGAGAGGTGATGGAGTCGGTGGGCCCTGAGCTCTGGAACCTGTCCGTGGATCAAGAGGCCAAGGGCGGTCAGCACTGGGAGCTGGTACTCCCGTCCGGGGGCCGCAAGGTTCTACGGTCAGGAGAGATGAACACGGCCGGTGTCGGCGGCGGTATGACGGGCAAGGGGGCGAATCTCCTGATCATCGACGACCCGATCAAGAACGCCGTCGATGCCCAGTCAGATGTCATACGGCAAGCCCAGCACGACTGGTGGAAGTCCACGGCTCGCACGCGCCTACAGGCCGACGCCTCGGTGATCCTGGTCATGACGCGCTGGCACGAGGACGACCTCGCGGGCAGGTTCTTGGCCGACAACGAGGAGGAGTGGGAGCTGATCAACTTCCCCGGGATCTGCGAGTTGCCCAAGGGCGAGGATGCCAAGACGTGGCGCGATCGGCTCGGGCGCAAGGTCGGCGAGGCGCTCTGGCCCGACATGTTCAACGAGGAGGCCCTGGACCGCACGCGGCGCGCCATGGGCTCCTACTGGTTTGGGGCCATGTACCAGCAGCGCCCGGCGCCGGCCGAGGGCAACCTGTTCAAGCGCCACAACTGGCGCTACTACGAGGGGATCGCTCCCGGGGTGCTGCGCCTCATCCGCGACGAGGCCAACGGGGGCGACTTTGCCTTCGATCCGAACTTCGGGATCATCTTCCAGACCGTCGACGTGGCGGGAACGAGCAAGGAGGAATCGGATGAGACTGTCGTCTCCACCTGGGCGGTCACGCCGCATCATGATCTTGTGTGGCTCGACATGGAGTCCGTCAAGTTCGAAAGCCTGGACGTTGGAGGCTTCGTGGAGCGCAAGTACCGGCAGTGGCGTCCCGCGGTGGTCGGGGTTGAGCGTCTCGGTTTCGGACTCACGGTCATCCAAGAGCTGCTCCGCAAAGGGCTACCGATCAGTAGGCTGGAGCCTAACACTGACAAGGTGGCGCGGGCTCTCCCGGCCGTAGCCAGGACCGAGGAGCACCGGATCTATCTGCCCCAGCAGTCAGAATGGACTATCCGTGCGATCGAGCAGCTCTCCGGCTTCCCCAACGCGACCCATGACGACATCGTGGACACCGTGAGCTACGCAGCCCTGCTTCTCCCCAATCTCAATCCGAATAGTGGAGTTGGAGGGCGGACGCAGCGATCTCCTGGAATGACGATGGTGGGCGATGCTCTGCGTGCTCAGCTCTGAGGATTCGCTACTCCCGGCAATCGTCGTGCGCCACTACGTGTGCCAGCGTCTGCTCACCTGGCCGGGGGGCGACCGTGATGGGAAGTCGACGGTCTACTGGTGTGAGAGCGTCACCGTCCACTGGCCCCCCCCTCGAGGCTCTGAGCTGAGTTTCTCGTGACCCATGGCCAAGGCACCCCACCAAGCAAAGCGATGCAAGGTACAGGGCAAGGTGCGCTACCGCACCCGGGCCACGGCGCTCCACTTTGCCTGGAGTCAGGCCGACCGGCCCGGATACGCGCAGTTCAGGGCCTACCAATGCCCCCACTGCAAGTGGTGGCACATCACGACCAAGTACGCCACTGAGCAGGAGAAGATCTGATGTGGCACGCATTCCTCTACTACTTCGGCCTCCCCTATGGCCAGGTGTGGCCCAACATCCTCGCGCTGATCCCCACCGGTGGCTTCGCCTACGTGAAGTGGGCTGCCCACCGTGAGGAGACGCGCCGACACCAGCGCCGTGTCGAAAAGCACCTGGGGATCGAGCCGCCGCAATGAGACGCGCCCTGTTCTACCTCGAAGTGCTGCTCTCGATATGGCTGGTGGCGCTCCTCCTGGTCATCATCGCCCATCTCCTCCTTCCAGACTGGTTCTGGCATCCCCTCGCCACGGCGGTCTGCCGCGAGAGCTACAAGACCGCCGATTCCATTCGGGGCTGCAAGGGCTACAACTTCTGGTCGGGCATCGCCGGGAGCTTCATCGTCTCGCTCCCCGGCTGGGCCGTCGCCGGGATCCTGTTCTTCCGCAGGCACGAGTGCCACGTCCAGCATTGCTACAAGCCGGCCTGGCATCCACATCCAGAACACGGACACCCGGTCTGCAAGCGCCATCACCCCGACCACGGCAAGCACCATCGAGTCGGGATCAGCAAGTACCATCGCCTGGGCTGAATCGTCGCGGATAGCCCCACCTGATGGGACTCCTCGATCGCATACGCAAGATCGGCGCCCCGCCCGTGAATCCACAGGCGGAGCCGCTGTCTGTCTCCGGCCGAGGGCATGTCGACGGCTTCCTACAGCTCGATGAGCTGAACGCCGCACTCCAGGGCCGTCAGGGCCTGGAGGTCTTCGACCGGATGTACAAGACCGATGGCGACGTCTGGCAGGTCGTGCGCTTGGTGATGAACCCCATCGTGGCTGGGACCTGGGAGGTGTCGCCCGCGGGTGGCTCCCAGGCAGACGAAGAGCAGGTAGCCGACGCCGAGTTCGTCCGCTGGGCCCTGTTCGAGAACATGACGCCCAACTTCCGCGGGCACCTACAGGAGTGCCTGCCGGTACTGTTCCGCTCGGGGTTCGCCCCGTTTGAGCAGGTCTGGGAGGTCACCGACTACGAGGGCCAGTCGGTCACCGTGCCGCGTTCGCTCCAGCTCCGTCTTCCGCGTACCATCTACCGCTGGAAGCAGGATGCCTGGGGCAGCCTGGAGGCCATAGAGCAGTACCTGCCCGTCCCCCGCGCCCAGGTGGTCGCAGGCCCCAACATCGTCGCCACGGGTAACCCCGTTCTCCAGGGACCGTCTGACGCCGACGCCACGTCCATCGATGCTGGAGTCAACGGCGACCCCAGCACAGCCGACGCCTCGATCATCACCGACACGCGCATGCCGGACTACCGGCAGACCGTCTGGATCCCCGCGAGCTGCATGGTCTACTACCGGATCGGGGCCGAAGGCGATAACTGGGAAGGGCAGAGCATGCTCCGCCCGGCCTACAAGCACTGGCTGTTCAAAGACTCCATCGAGCGTATGGATGCCATCGCCCAGGAGCGCGAGGCACTCGGCATCCCGGTTTGCTACCCGCCGCTGGGAGCAACCGATCAGCAGATGGAGGCCATGGAGACCGTGCTGATGAACATCCGCTCCAATGCCCAGGGGTTTGTCCTGATGCCCGGTCCCAAGGCAGCGGGCACCTCCTCGGGTGGCCAGCTTTCCGGCGGATGGCTTCTGGAGTGGATGACCACGGGTACGCACGGCACGGGCCGGGATCCCATGCCATCGCTGACCTACCACACCAACAAGATTTCGGCAGCCTTCATCGCGGAGTTCCTGCGCACGGGTACCCAGTTCACGACGGCCGACCGCGCCGCGGCACTGGAGCAGGACCCGTTCATGCTCTCGGTGGAGGGCTTCACTACGCTGATCGAGGACATCATCCGCGATCAGCTCGTCGCCCCTCTCATGGCCTACAACAGGCCCAAGGCGAAGACGATGCCGCGCGTCCACATGTCGCTCGTGGATACCACGACGCTGTCGGAGCTCGCGGACTTCGTGCTCAAGCTCGTCCAGGTCGGCGCGATGCTCCCCGATCAGACGCTCGAGGACTTCCTGCGTGATCGTGCTGACCTGCCCCCGGCCGATCCGGAGGCGGTGCAGGAGCGCGGGGGACTGGACGACTCTCTGCGCCGAGAGGTGATGATGGGCAAGAACGGCGGCGGCTCGGCCCCGGCGGGCACCAACGGCCCCGCAGGGTCCACGACGGGGGGCTCTCAGACCGGAACCAAGGGCGTCGACAACAAGGCCAAGGCGGCCGCAAAGCCCGCGACGTCGAGCACGTCGGCCAAACCCGTCGTGATGAAGCCGCCGCCGCCGACTTCCGCGCACGACGTGCTCACCCAGCGCGCCATCGCCAAGGACAAGAAGTCTTCACCGAAGCCTGATGACTCTCGTCAGCACTCGGCGGTGGATATGAACGAGCCGAGCTACATGCCAGGCGAGGAGCGCCTTCGTTGGAGGCCCGCCGCCTCCTATGAGCTGATGTGCGACCTCGACGGCATCGAGGACCACCTGGACGGCGGCCCTCAGCGCGCGGTCGACGCCGGAAGCCTGCACGTTGGCCACATCGCCCGCGAGATGGCCGCGGGCAAGACCGTCACCGGGCATGAGCCCCTGCGCCGGGATCTGAGCTACGCGCTCGGCGCCAGCTACAACTACGGTGCCCAGACGGTCTCTGACGAGATCGAGCGCAAGTCCTCGGACCTCGCCTACCAGCTCGCAGCCTTCACGCCTCGCGCGCACTTCGCAGACCGCGCCAACCTCGCCCACGACGAGGTGATCCAGGCAATGCACTTCGCGCACACGCACGCCAAGATGGCCGGTCTGCAACCCGGTGTCGCCCAGCGGCACGCAGAGCGCGCGGGGACGGCTGCGCTTAAGCAGGCCGGCCGAACCCATGTCCCGGCCTCGTTCAACCTGGGCCGCTCAGACCGGATCCTCGACGCCATCGGCGGCGACTCCCCGGCACTGCCTGGATGGGGCGTGGTCTACACCGCGATCCTCGACCAGAACACGTGCGGCAACTGCATGGACGCCGACGACGGCCAGGTGCGCCCGCTCGATGACCCATGGCTTGCTGAGCACCAGCCGCCCAACCCGAGCTGTGAGTCGACGCTCTCTCAGCACGGTAACCAGTGCCGATGCTTCCTGATTCCCGAACCGATGTCTCAGTCGTGACATGCCATCGGGATCGAAGAAGGTCGACTACAAGCCTGAGCAGTACGAGCGCCAGCTTGCCCACGCTCGCGCGTGGAAGCAGGCCAACGCAGACCGAGTGAAGCGCTACAACCAGGACTACAACCGCAACCGGCGCCATGGCTCAGATAGTGACTCCCGAGATGCTGCGTCTGGACCCTCGGACACAGCGCAACGCCTACTTGACCAGCCCTGATCGCCTCGGGCTTTTCCGGGTGGCGCATCGCACCGACAAGGACGCGATCGTGGAGAACTGCTTCACGCTCAAGCGCGAGAGGATCTCGCTTCGCAGTATCATCGCCGCCTTTGAGTTCCTCTGCCAGGGTGAGGACATCCTCGACTGATTGCGGATAGCCGAAGGTGATGCCCGGCGTTGCCTTCCTCGTAGATGCCCCCACCTCCCTGTCCGAGGGGGACGCCGCAACCTCCTGGGTCCAGGTCGCCAAGACCGGCAAGTTCACTGACCCGCGGTACGGCAACTTCACCATCACTCGCGCCGACTTCGCACGGTGGATGCAGAACTTCGAGAAGGTCTCCCTCGCGGACGGCCACCTCGGACTGCCCGTCGACAAGGACCACTCCCCCGAGAAGAAGGGTGAGACCGAGGCCGTTGGCTGGGTCAAAAAGCTCGAGGTCCGCGGCGACGACAAGGAGCTGTGGGGCCTGGTGGAGTGGAACGTCCTCGGCAAGGAGTTGATCGCGGAGCGTCGTTACGCCTACATCTCCCCCAGCTACTCGAACAACCTGTCCACCGAGACGGGCTCAAAGGTCGGCACCGCCCTGGTCGGCATTGCGCTGACCAATCGACCGTTCCTCCAGATGGCCACGGTGAACCTGTCCAAGGACACCGAGTTCGCCTTCGCCAAGCAGGCGGGTGACGACGCCGGCCTGACGCAGGATGACATCGACCTCGACTGGCCCGATGGCGATGAGAATGAGGACCAGACTGCCCAGGAGCACCTGCGCGACATCGCGCCGCACATCCTCGACATCTCCGACGCCTCGCGCAAGAAGCACGCCGTCGTGGTCAAGAAGGTCGGGGGCAAGACCAAGCACATGTTCCCCATCCCGCCCGGGGACAAGGTGCACGCGCGACTGGCCCTGGCCTTCGTGGGAGCCGCCCAGCGAGCTGGTCATATCACCTCCCAGGAGGCTGCGGAAATCAGGTCGCGGGCGAACAGTGTGCTCGGCGACACAGGCAAGCAGCACAGTGCGTATAGCCATCGTCAGATGGAACTTACCGCTCTCCTCACCACCTTCAACGTGACTCTCTCAGACCTCGGTCTGGATGAGAGCGCGGACGAGGCCACGGTGCTCTCGAAGCTCAAGGAGCACACCGCCAAGCCTCCGGTGACTCCCGCCGCCCCCGAGGGTTCAGTGACCCTCACTGGTGAGCAGATCACCCAGCTCATGGCCGACGCCGCCGCTGGCCGCGCCGCCGCCTCCGAGCTGAAGGAGTCCAAGTTCGAGAACGCCTTCAGCCTCGCCCAGACCGCGGGCAAGGTGGTCCCGGCGCAGAAGGACACCTTCAAGGCCATCTACGAGCAGAACTCTGAGCTGGCCCTCAAGACGCTCTCCGAGCTTCAGCCGGTCGTCAACATGACGCCGCTGGGCACGGGCCAGGAGCCCGCCAACCTCGACGCTTCGGCGCGCGAGCTGGCCGCGGAGTTCCAGGATCAGGTCACCCCCCTCGGCATCGACGCCGACGCCCTACGCATCCACAGCGCGGCCGTCGCGCTCGAGCAGGCCAAGGGCATCACCTACGAGGCGGCTCTGCAACTCGCAGAGCAGGGAGTGACGGTCTGACATGGCCTTCGAGATCATCCGCCCCAACTTCCAGCTCCCGGTTCGCCCGGCGAGCAACATCATCCCCCGCACCGGAGTCCTGCTCCTGGCGGGAAGTTCACTTCTCCAGTGCGCGCCGGTCGGATCATGCAACGATCGGCCCTTCGGCTACAACGGCGAGGCCACGGCCGCCCTGAACTACGGCGACCAGCATGACTTCATGCAGCCCCAGCCGGTCGAGGTCCGCGAGGAGGGCAACATCGTCAAGGCGATCGCTGGCGCGAGCTTCGGCCCCGGCGCCGAGTTGACAGTCGCCACGCTGGGAGTTGCCACGGTCGCGCAGGGTTCGTCCGTCGCAACCATCGCCCAGCTTGGCCCGCTGTCCATCGCCTCTGGCGTTGCCAAGTGGAGCCACGGGATCGCGCTCGACGCGGGCGTCCCCGGCGCCCTGTTCACCCTCTACTTCAAGCCCCGCCTTACGGGCTCGTTCAACGCCTGATCTGAGGGACCTGAACCATGGCACTCAACCGCGCAAACGCCCTCCAGATCATCGATCCGGTTCTGACGAACCTGGCTCGACGCTACGTCCCGCACGGCTTCATCTATGACCAGCTCGTCCGCCGGTTCCCGGTGCAGACTCTGAGCGGCCAGTACCCGGTCTTCAAGAAGGAGGACTGGTTCCGCTCCGACCCGGACAACTTGGTCAAGGACCGCACGCCGTCCAAGGAGATCGACTTCTCCTGGAGCACGGAGTTCTACAAGTGCTCCGAGTACGGCCTCAAGGTGTCCATCACGGACCTGGAGCGCATGCAGGCGCATCCTGCCCTCAAGCTGGAGCAGAGCAAGAACGACTTCCTGTCCCTGCGCATGGCGCTCTCTCGCGAGATTCGCCTGGCCAACCTGCTCATGGATCCCGCTTCCAGCGCGGCCGTGAACGGCCAGGGTGGACTGACCTCGGGCAATTCGGCCACCCCGTCCGCGAAGTGGGACACCGGCACCTCCAACCCGGAGGCCGACCTGCGCGCCGCCTCACTGGCGATCTACAACTCGATCGGCCTGCACCCGAACGTGCTCGTTGTGCCGTATCCGGTGGCCTACAACCTGGCCACCCAGCACGGCACCGACACCTTCCGCGGGCAGATGCTCTACACGGTCAATGGCCAGCAGGCCATCCGCGAGGGCATCGGCATCCTGCCGGATATGATCCACGGAATGCGGGTCATCATCCCCCTTGGTCCGCAGACCAACTCGGCTCCCGACTCGGATGGTGGCCTGGCCACCGGCACGCAGTCGGAGATCTGGGGCAAGCACGTTCGTCTCCTCTATGTGGAGAACGGCGCGCCCTGGGGCACCCCGAGCGTCTGCTACCAGTTCCAGCACACGGCTCCGCTCGTGAGCCGCTGGCGTCAGAACGACCCCGACATCGACTACATCCGCCAGTGGGAGCGGACAGACGAGCGGGTTGTCGCGCCGGACGCCGGGTACGTGCTCACCTCCGTCATCTCCTGACCTCCATGGCTGAGCTCGTCGCCACCACGCGGCTCCTTCACCATGGCACCCCGATCGCCGCGGGAGAGCTCTTCGAGATCGACGACGCCGCCGCCGCCACCCTCATCGCAGAGGGCTCGGCTGTGGATGCCGCCGACGTCGCAGCGGTGGACGACGCTCCCAAGAAGGGGCGCCGCGGTAAGGCCGAGTAGGCCATGCCAGACTTCATCGCATTCGCCGCTGGCGAAAACAGCATGCTCGAGGCTGGCCAGGGCTCACCGATCAAGGCGGGCATGCCCTCCGCGGCGGTCTTCGCCCTCTCGACCTACGCCGTCTCGGACTTCATCTCCCACCTGGGTACAGCCGTCACCAGTGCTGCCAGCATCGCCGAGATGTCGGCATCCTGGTACGTCCGTGCCAGTATGGTCGCGCCGACCCCCTCAGGTGGCAACCTCCAGTACGGCACCGGCACATGGGCTTCGACGGACACGTCGGGCACCCTGGTCAAGAGCGTCGTCCTGCTGAGCACCCCGAGCCTCGGGACGGGAGCCTCTGGGATCCCCTACTGCGCATGGAACCTACAGGCCGGAGGCACGCCTGTGGACATGTCGCAGAACAACACCACCCTCACCGTCACGCCTCTCCTTACGACCGGGAGTTGAGATGAGGCGTCTGGCGACGCTCATCCCGGTCTTCGCTCTCCTCCTGATTCTGGCGTTCGGAGGATGCGATCGTCAGGGGTCACATCCGAAGAGTCCCGCGGCGCCGCACGTCGCCATCCGGCTGACTCCGCTCCCCCTGCATGCGCGCCCGGTGCCCAAGACCAAGGGCATCGTTCGTCAGGCGCAGACTTGCGCGTCAGCCGACTGTGGACCCTACGGCCTGAGGATGAGCTGGTCCTCGGGGGGATCGTTCGGGTTCACAGTGTCTGGCTACTTCGTCACGGTCAACGGGACGCAGATAGCAGACACCTTCTCGCCTTACGCCATAGTGGGCATGGATTGCGGTTCGACATTCGTGCTCGGCATCCAGCCTCACGACAGCACCGGCGATGTCGGTGTGCTGTACACGAGCACCTACGTCTCCCCGGCCTGCCCGCCGTCAGCGACCGTCGTGGGCACCGATGCAGCTCCCACGCCGTCGTGTACGGTGACGGTCAGCTCGGTGGCCACCGCCGCCTCAGACCTTCACAGCGAGCCGGCCGGTTCAACCGTCTGTCTTGCCAGCGGCACCTACGGGCAAATGTCCGTCACAAGCAGCGTGACGCAGAGTCCAGGGGTGACGCTCGCCTCCGCCACGCCGGGTGGCGCGACCGTCGCGGGAGTGCAGATGACCGCGCAGATGACCAACCTCACGATCGAGGGACTCAATGCGACCGGCTCGATCGACTTTCGCGAGGGCGACAACAGCGACAAGGTCTACTACAACACGATCGAGAACTTCTCAGGCTACGCCGTGGAGTCGTGCAACTCGTGCGTAAACAGCGGCTTCACAAGCACGGGTCTGGACGTCGAGTACAACCAGATCGACCACACCGCCTACTGCCTGCGGTTCGCCGGTACGGGCTCGATGGGAGATATCACGTTCAGCCACAATGTGTGCGGACCAGGGATTGGGCAGGGTGGCTCGATCGACAACCACTACACGCAGACGGAGTGCGTTAGCGGCTTCATCGCTGACAACAACGTCTTCGAGGGGCCCTTCAATGCGGCGTCGTTGAGTGCTGGCGCACACAATAACGTCTCGCATGCCTGCGGTTCTGACTTCGAGTTCGACAACAACATCATCTGGCACTCCGACTCTCGCGCGCAGGAGATTCTCTGGGGTGACGATGGAGACGTGACCACAGCCCAGGCGAGCAATAACTTGGATATCCAGGACACCACCTGCGGCTCTACCTGCCCGTCTATCGCTATGTGGCTGGACGGGAACGGTTCGAGCAACTCAGACTCAGGAGTTACCTTCAGCAACAATACGATCATCGGCTCCAACCTCGCGCAGGCAACCTCTGGTGGTCTTTTCAGTCGTGCGGGTGGGATTACGGGCTTCACTGTCGAGGACAACATCTCGGTCAATAACAACTCTGCTGGTGTCGGGGATTACAGCCTCGGGACCTGTACCACCTGTGATCACAACGTCTCCCAGGACAGCAGCGCCTCGGGCACCGGCAGCGTGACGGGATGGACGCCGTCGTGGCAGTCCACGACATGGACCCCGACTGACGGGTCGCCGTGGTCTCCACCGCCTGCCGACTATTACAAGCCGGTCACGGGTGGCGGCGTGCTCAGCACGATGGGTTACCAGGGCACGATCGGACCGTAGGTCATGGCGATCGCGGTCGTCCAATCAACCAGCAATCAGGCCACCACCAGCGGCACGACGCTCAGCAAGGCGTTCGCGTCGAGCGTCACCGCAGGCAACACGCTGCTTGTCGGAGTCGCAGCCGGAAGCTCAAGCGCCACGTTCAGTGTCTCGGACCTCGGTGCGGCGGGGAACACGTTCACCGCGATCGCCGGGTCGCTGGCGACGATGTCGACGAACTCGTTCCGGACGCAGTGGTTCATCTGCCAGAACTGCAACGGGGGGGCGTGCACGCCGCAGCTCACGGCCTCTCCGTCAACGACGGAGCGGGAGATCTGGCTGTTCGAGCTGTCCGGTGCCGCTACCTCTGGCGGCGAGGACGCGTCGGGCGCGGGGAACGGCACCGGCGGCACCGGCGGCTACTCGATCAACGTCACCACCGTCGCCGCGAACGCGCTGCTGCTCGGGTTGACGATCAGCTTTGCCGCCTCGATCAGCTTAGGTTCTGGGTATACCGCAGGACCTTCCCCAAACGGCAACCCGTCCGAATACAAGACGGTTGCCACACCAGCATCCACCGCGGTGGCGTACACAAACGCCAACAGTGCGACATGGGTGATCTCGGCCGTATCAATCGCACCTGCTACAGGTGGATCCACCGTCAACGTCTCCCCCTCAGGTCAGGTCACTCTCGGAGGCTCCTCTGATGCCAGTATCGCGGCCAGTAGCACCCCATCCGGCGAGGTTCTTCTTTCGGGCTCCCTATCCATGGGTATCGCCCATAAGGTCATCACCAGTGGTCAGGTTCTACTCGGTGGTAACTCATCTGCACAGACTGGGGGTGCAACACGCTCTACGCCTTCGGGCCAAATCAAGCTTGGGGGCAGCGTAACCTCTAAGACAACCCGTCGAACCACCACCAGTGGTCAGGTCATCCTCGGTGGTAGCTCTGGCTCTCGGGTGTCCCATAAGGGATCGCCTTCAGGACAGGTCACGCTGGGCGGTAGCGTCTTCACATTGGTCACCATCCCCTTCTCGGGCTTCGATGCTACCCCTAGCGGTGAGGTTGTTCTCGGAGGTTCGGTCAAGGCATCGGTCCGCCGCAATTCCACACCAGCGGGTCAGGTTGTCTTTGGAGGCTCGGTCAGTCAGACGTCCACTCGGAAACACAATGTCTCGGGACAGATCATCGTCGGTGGCTCGGTCCA